TTGCTCATACGGGGTCACGTCCTTCATGTTCTGCTCGATCTGGAAGGCTTGCGGGTATTGCTTTTGCAGTGCGGCCAAGCGCGCTGTGATTTCGTCACGCGAAAGCTGATCGATGGTGTTGATAGTTTCCCGCCTGTCGATGGTCAAACCACCCAAGGCCGAGCGGATTTTCTCTGCGTTGATGGCGGCAGAAAACTGTCCGCTCTCCTCTGCCCCAAGCGAAAGCTTTTGCAGGCGTTCAAGCTGACCAATCAAGGTCACCCCATAGCGGCGCTCTCGTTCTTCGCGGAGTTCTTGCACATATTCCAAGACATGGGGGTGATCCCTCCCATTCAAAAGCTTGGACGCATAGATGTGTGCGCTGTCGGCAGCATAGCCCGCCTTGCGGGCGCACTCAGCGTTGGAATAGATCCCCTCTACCACGTGTTTAGCGAATGTCTTTTGTCGGGCCGTAAGCTTCGGGCCCTTCTCGTTCTGCGATGGCATCTTTCACCCTTCGATTGACCAGATGTTGATCATCACCAAGTATATCCCGATTTCCTTATATAGGGCAATCTCTCAGGTTTTGAGTCAACCCAAATTGAAAACTGAGGGAGAGGGCAACTGAGTATTTCATTTACGCGTTTACACTACGTTTACGGTAGAAAACACCCACCGTAAACGGGTCTAAACCCTTGTATTTACTAACAAAAAACACCCCCGTTTACGCTGTTTACGCTATTTTGGGCAAATGCCAACTCAAACGAAACCAAAACCTGAGAGATTGCTCTTTATAGGCAAATGACCGAGGACCGATCCCCCTTCACCAACTACTTGTTGACAATCACCAACCAAGCTATATACTCGCAACCATTCAACAAGTAAGGAGACAGCTATGTTTGAAGTACAACATCAGTTTGCCAACGGCGAGTGGGAGAACACGTGGTACGAGGACCATCCCTTTGACGGCGAGAAGCCCTTGTATTTTGACACGCGGGAAGATGCCCTCTGTGAGTTGGCATTGTTCTTTGACGAGTTAAAGGACGCTGTAGAGCGTGGTGGTATGCCCGAGGACCACGGTTATCGGCCCGAGGATTTCCGCATTGTCGAGATCGAGGAGGCGGTGTGATGTGGGAAGTTCAATCGTGGACAGTTTGCGGTGGTTGGGAGAACAACTGGACCGTGACCGAGAGGGACGGGACCCTTGGCCCTCAGTATTTCGACACTTATCAGGAGGCTTTGCATGAGTTAGCGGAGTTCTTTGACGATGCGCGTGAGATGATCGAGCGCGAGGGCTACACGTGGGAAGAGTATGGGTATGACCCTGAGGATTTCCGTATCGTGTATGTCGAGCCGATGGCGGAGGCGGTGTGATGAAAGTACAAGCTACGTTTTACAAACATCAGGAGTGGGATTGGGAGGGTGTTGTGCCTGACGATCTCAAGGACGAGGGCGAGATCCGCTTTTGGATCGACAGCAACGTGCGTCAGGACGAGTGGGAACTGGCGGGTGAGTATCTGGAGGACGGCCCCGTTAAAGTTTTGACCGAGGACCGAGAGCCGAGGTGGATTCGTACGAAGATCATGTCCATGGCGCTGTTGGCGTTCAGCATTGGTGACTGTGACGTGTTCATCGAGGGTGAGTATGAGGAGTTGCAAGGTCCGTTGGCTTACGAGATCGACATCCTTCGGGCTGAGGGTTTGACGTTTATTATACAGGAGAAGATGTGATGGCTAAGTGGGATGTGACCAAGATTGAGATCATAAGCGAGGCGGAGTTGATTAGTTTCATCCGCAACAAGATGACTGCGTGGGCCAGAGAGGAAGCCGAGGCTAACGATGACAGCTTCGAGGATCGGTATGAGGAGGCCAAGTGGACCTTCATCGAAGCACTGAAGGAGGAACTGTGATGGGTAAGATCAAAGACCTGTTGATGACGGAGATGGAGACACCTGTCTACGTCAAGTGTGAGGAGTGTGGTGGCGATGGGAGGTATGAGGTTGATGTGCCCATGCCCCACAACGCAGGGCGTGACGTTGGCTATCTCGATAGCAAGTGGGTCACGTGTGAGGAATGTTATGGTGAGGGCGAGGTGGAGAAAACCTGTTCGGACTGTGGCGAATACATGTCTGCGTTTGATGGCGTAGACGAAACCGTCTGCTTTGAATGCAGGCACAATAGGTGACGACATGAAACAGTTTACACATGAGGATATCGAGAAAATCTTGGACGAGGCGTTCAAGGCAGTTTTTACGAGGAGATATAAGCATGTTCGGGACATTGATACTGATCGGCGCGTTGGCGATTGACGGCGATACGCTGCGGACAGACGACTATCGGATCAGGCTCTGGGGCATTGACGCACCTGAAATGTCCGAGGTCCAAGGACCGAGGAGCAAGGCTATGTTACAGCGGATCGTGGACCAGAACGGACGGTTGGTTTGTCAGGTTGTTGACGAGGATCGGTACGGGCGCAGCGTTGCGCGGTGCTATGACGAGGACCTTATCGACATTGGTTGTTTGATGGTTTCGTTAGGCGAAGCGGAGGAATGGTATTACTATTCCCGTGGTTATTATCGGAACTGCGAAGGAGAGGGTGATGACCAGTAACCACGATCAGATCGTCAAGGCTATGAACGATTTGCCTGATGAGATGACACCTGACGAGTTCGAAGCACTGCTCTGTGCACTTGTTTCGATGCACGTGGACGACGACGAAATCCCCGCATTCTTTGAGTACATGGCCACCAAGATTCGGATGATGACTCAGCTTGAAATGTTGCGGGCAGAAAAGGAGACGAAGCATTGAAGAACTGGAGATTCCAAATATTCCAACATTATGATGACGCGGGGGAACCATACCTTGCGATCCATGAGTTCTACATGACCCACGAAAAAGAGGAAGTGTGGACGCTAAGACCTGTACCACTGGAGGCAGACAATGTGGTAGCATTGCGCCTAGCCCTACTCCAAGTTCTTGTGGACATGGAGAATCACGGGGTCAGGGACATCAGGACGGGGGAACCAGTCGTGCAGACCGAGGATGGTCGTTCTAATGTAGCGCATTAGGTAGCACGTCCAATCGAAACCCGCTCGGAGCGTATGTAGATTGACGTTATGTGTGTGTCCTCGGCCTGCTGAAGATAGATACTAAACCAAGGACCGAGGTTCAAGTACAAAGGAGGTAGGAATGAGCAGAGATTTAACTGACGGCGAGTTGCAGGACTTGAAGTTTTACCGCCAGTTGGTTGATAGTGCAGAGTATGAGGCGCATCAGAAGGACGCGCCCCTTACAGCAAAGCAGAAACTATATCACGCGCGGGAGAACTTGCGCGAATTTACGAGTAGATTGAGGAAAGAGGGATGTCGTATTTAGCTGATTCGTACCTGACGTATATACCCCGTGAGATTAAGCGCCTCGAGCGGGAGGTCAGTGACGCAGAGTGGGTGGATGACCCACGACTAGCCGCGCTTGTATCAGAACTTAACCATCTTAAGGAGCAAATGAACGATGGAAAACTCTACGAACCAAGGTTTTGAAACCATACAAAAACCCGTACATGTCGATATGCTTACCTACTCAGGCAGCGCGTTTGGCTCCACCACCGACGGGGAACAAGTGTTTATCAACGCGCGGATTGTGGAGACGCTAGGCCTGAGTGAGGGCATGGTGCTCACGGGATTCCTGTTGCCTAACTTCCCTGACAAACGGGACCAGATCAAGTGGCGGGCTATGCGTATGCATAAGCAAGAGCCGAGGACCGAGGACGATGAACCTCTTGTCGAGGTAGAGGATACCCCGGGTGATAAGATTCTTGCGATAATCAAGTCTCACCCAGAAGAATATTTCACGACTGTGGATTTGGCAGAGGAAACTGGGTTCGACACCAAGACGGTGAACAACTGGGCCATGGGTCTGCACAACCAGGGCTTGATCTCGAGGGCCGATGTCCACGCAGGACCAGGCCAGAAGCGGGCGTCGTTTATTCTATGGGCTCTGAGTGCAAAGTCGTTTGCATCCTAACCACATATGGTATAGTAACGGAGCACAACTACTATAGAGGTTACCGATGGCTGATAAAAAGAAACACTCGTTCCACAACGTCGCGTTGTTCAAGGAGGATCATGACCTGCTTCGCACCTTGGCGGAGAAGGAGCAACGCTCGATGGCGCGGCAGCTTTCAGTGATTATTCGCAAAGCGGTTGACGAACTTGAACAAGCGTAGTACAAGTCGCCATCCCTAACTGCCCGTTGGCTACCCGCCTGTGGCCAACACTCCACTGAAGAGGGACCTACGGGTCCCTCTTTTTCTTTGCCTCGCGGCCACGGATCATGCGCTCAGGGGTGCGCTCGTAGCCACGGATGTCACGTACATTGTCTCGCTTCATCGCACGGAGGAACACCTCGGCAATGCTCGGGTCTAGCCCTGCTGCCTCGGCCAAAGCCTGCTTACCTGTGTGGATGTTGCGGAGTCCACGACGGTAGTCGCAGAACACTTCAATGGTTTTGTCGTGGTCGTAGTCGCTCATGTCAGCCTCTTTTTGGTTTGATCTGCAGCCACTCACGGGCTTGTTCTCCAAGGACCTTTGCACCGATGTCGATCTTGTTGCGCAACGACTCAACGATCTTCTCGTCAATCGAACGCTCGGTGATCAGGTCGATGTATGTCACAGGGTTGCGTTGCCCGATCCGATGTGCGCGGTCCTCCGATTGGATGCGTGTCTCGAGGTCAAAATCATTTGCGTAGTATATCACAAGATTTGCCTCTGTCAGCGTGATACCGTAGGCACCAGTGCGGTTGCTCACAAAGAAGCGGAGCGGGTGGTCTGGGTTCTGAAAGTTGGTGACGATCTCGTTGCGTTGATCGTCCGATGTGTCACCGTAGTATGCGGCGGCGCTGCCCTCGCCATACTTCTTGTTCAGCATGGCGACGATGTTCTGGATGTCATAGCGAAAGCGTGACCAGATGATTGCCTTGCCATCGTGCTCATCGAGGATCTCATCGAGCGCCTCCATCCGTTTGGATGGGAAGGTTACCATCTCACCATCGTCCGTCTTGAGGTGGCCAGAGAGAACCTGCTGCAAGCGCAGCATCTGGGTGATCACGGCAGGTGCCGTCACCATCTCACCGTCGTCAAGCATGGTCATAGCCGTCGTGCGGATCTGCTCATACATACGATGCTGCTCGTCAGTCATACCAACATAGCGGGCATTATATGTTTTTTCAGGAAGATCGAGGCAGTCTTTCTTGAGAATCCTGAAACTGTACCGCTCGATGCGGTCGGTCAGTTCGTCGAGGTTACGGAAACCAACGATCTGTTGGAAGGCATGGGCACCCATTGTGCGCCGCTGCACTACGGCATACCTAGCCTGGAACGCGTAATATGAATCGAAGCCCAAGGTCCCAGGACCGAGGAACTCGAACTGTGAGTATGCGTCCATTGGATTCTTGGTGATGGGTGAGCCGGTCATGATGCGGCGGTAAGCGAAGCCGGCTGCGATCTTACACAGTGCCTTGGTCCGCTTGGCTTTGTGGTTCTTGATGGTGGTCGATTCATCGATGCCAATCACACCACGGGCCCCGAACTTGGTGGCCATCCACTCGCCTGCCTGCTTACCTTTGACGGTGGAGAAGGACTCGACATTCATCACGAAGATGGTCAGCCCATCGAATGGATCCTTGACCGATTGCATCTCCGCCTTTTGCTTTTGCGTAGGCGATGCGACCCAACGGATGATTCGATAGTTCACATCGTCCGACATATGAGTCGGGATTTCTTTCGTCACCCAGTTGCGGTACACGCCTTTTGGTGCAATGATCAGGGCGAAGTTGATCCCGTCCTGCAGGTGCAACCTACCGATGTCGTCGATCAACATCTTGCTCTTACCAGCACCCATCTCCGCAAGATATGCGAACCTGGTTCGCCCCTCACTGAGCTCCATAGCACTCCATTGGTGTCCATAGGGCTCTGTTTTAAAATTGTAGTTGACAGTCATATCATACCTCCACTAATGTCGGTTCTACGGCACACGAACTTGTGTGTCAACCACAACCCCCTGAAGAGGAAAAACTTATGACTGATATCTTTGACGACATCTTTGATGAGGGTGAGGCCTTATCAAACGTAGATGCAGGAACGACTCGCACACTAAGCGATCTCGTTCGTAACCTCCGCCGAGTCGAGCAAGAGATCGAGGACACGGAGAACCACCTCAAAGCACTGAAACAGCAAAAGCACAAGCTGTCGGTGGAATCTATCCCTGCACTTATGGATGAGATGGGAGTGGACCGCGTCGATGTGGATGGCCTGACGGTTAACCGCAAGATGCTTGTGCATGCATCTATTCCTGTGGACCGCAGGGAAGAAGCCTACGATTGGCTGCGGCAGAACGGGCTTGATGACATCATTAAGAACGACATCTCCGTATCCTTCGGTAAGGGCGAAGACAATATGGCGGGCGACGTGGTCGGCCTCCTTGAAGAGCGTGGGTTCAATCCCAACAAGAAGACCCACATCCACCCCAGTACGTTGAAGGCATTCGTTAAAGAACGTGTCGAGAAAGGTAAGCCTATCGACCTCGATATGTTCGGAGCCTTCGTTGCCAACGCTGCAGAAATCAGGAGAAAAGCATGAGTACCGCAGTTGCAAAAGCCAAGGAGA